CGTAATCATCGGGTCACGAGCGATACGAGCCGGGGCTCCCTCGTTCGTAGCGAATTGTGCGATACCCATAGGTGCAGAGCGACGATGGAAGAGTTCCGACGCGCAAAGCAAGATTGCTTGGCGGTGGATCTCGTTAGGCACGGTATCGACCGTTCCAATAAAGCGTCCAACATGCGCGTTACCGGCGTCTAGGCATGACTCGATAAAGTCGCCTGTCTCATCGGTTCCAACGTATGCCTGGAACTCTTCCAACGTCACTGCTGGCATTTTGCTACTGCTTAGGCAGGAGTTACGTCGAGCTTGACGATTGCACCCTCGAAAGGAACGGTTACAGCTGCGTAGCCGTAAACCGAAACGCTGTCGGTGAGGGTGGTGACGTCGCCGTCGCTTAGGCGTACAGGTGCGCCAGCCGACTCGAGAGTCTGGACTGCAGCCGAGTTAGCCAGGTAGACGGTGCCGGTGGCGAGCTGTGGGTCGACGATCACTGGCAGGCCGAAGAGCGAACCGGTGAGGCCAGGTACGTTAGCGGTACCGACGTTGTTCACGCCTGCGCCTGCTACGTTGACGACTGGGCGGCCGTCCGAGCCTGCAACCTTCATGATGTTGATGTAGGCGTCAGGTGCGGCGATGATGAACTCTGGAGCCAGTCCCGAGTTTGCCTTGATGTAGGCTGCACCGTTTGCAACGCCCTCGAGGAGCGAAGCAGCCGAACCGCCGTCAGCGTCCATAACCTTACCAGTCCAGGTGAGGCCAGCGAGCTTTGCGATTACAGCGGCGTTAGTTGCCGAGGCGTAAGCGATTGCGAGGCCGGTGAACACGGTGTTCAGGTAAGGAACCGAGCTGCGCTCGATGGTCTGGCGCGAGAACGAGGTGTAACCGCCGTAGGTCTTGACTGCAGTCGAAACCGAGTCAATGGTCAGGTTACCAAACGAGAGTGCCTCGTTCTCTGGGTCCTGCTCACCGACGGCCAGAGTGTTAGCCGAGATAGTTGCGTACTCGACAGTCAGGCCGCTAGCTGGAAGAGCTGCGCGCGAGAATGCTGCGAGAGTTGGGCGGTTGTTGTCGATCAGGTTGTTGACCAGTCCGAGCCAGCCTGGTAGGGCAACGGTGTCGGCCGAGGTCGAGGCTGCACGAGCGAGAGTCTTTGCGTCCTCGTCGCCGGTAACGAGTGCCTTAGCAAACTCGCCCTGGCTGCGGAACTTGAACTCTGCAGGTGCTACTGGTGCGACGGTCTGGGCAGCCTCAACGACGCGGCGGAGTTCCGCAACCTCGTCCTGCACTGCACGAACGTCGAGCTCAATGTTTTCAGGCATGTGAGGCTCACTTTCTTGAGTGTCTGGTTCGGTAGGGGCGGGCTGCTCCTCGCGAACTTCTTCGATAGACGCTCCAGCGAATGCCGGGAACGCCACGACGCTAACCTCTTTGAGGTCAACGGCGGTTCTGGTTACGGTCTGGCCGTCGCGCTCTGACTCGAGCGGGATAAAGCCAACCGAAAACTTGTTGAGAACTCCGTCGCGCATGAGGGTTAGTACCTCGTTGCCGCGTGGAGTGTCCGATACCTTGGCGATGATCTCAAAGCCGCGCTCGGTGTCGCGACCCTCGATTACCTTGCCGATAGGTTCCTCGTGTGCATAGAAGAGCTTTACGTCTTCAATGCTGCGTACTGCACCTGGTACGAACTGTTCCAGGTATTGGCCGCCGATGTTAGCGGTTTGGCCGTACGGTACGGCGATACCTGCGACGGTGCGCTCCTCGACGTTAGCCGAGTCGATTACAAACTCGCGTGTTTCCATTAGATCAAGCCCTCCTTAGTGCGGACTTCCTCGGCGGTAAGAATACCGGCCTCAATTGCGACCTTGTAGTAGTCCATGCGGGCTGCTACGTCGGCCTTGAATAGGTGCTCGAAGTCGAACTCGACGCGGGTGCCGCGAGGCAGGCAGTTGCTTAGCGCGTCTGTGATTGCGTCGGTGTAGGCCATGAGCGTGTGACGGTAGAAGATCTGGTTTTCGTCGGTGACGTTGGTGTAGGTGTCGCTCGAGCCTGCGATTGTGGTCAATAGAAGGCGTGGCGGGATACCAAAGAGGCGGGCGACCATTTGAACGGCCTGCGCCTGCGAGTCGGTGAACATGGCCTCGCGAGGCGAGAGAGCAACCTGCTGGTAATCGAAACCTTGACCGAGTACGGCAATCTGGCGGTTCTGCTGCTTGTTGTGCCAGTTAGCGGTGATGGTTTCAGCGTCCGCTGGGTTGAGTGGCTGGTTAGTTTTGAGGACTCCAGTAGGGACGCCGGCCGAGGTGAACCAGTTGGCAGCATAGCCTCGCAGGTCGAGGGCGAGAGCCAAGTCGAGGCGGCAAGTGTCAATCGGGCTTGCGCCTACGAGTTGACCGGGGCGAGGGTAGAGCTGCAGGTGCTCAACGTCTGCGTCGCTGTATTTCTTTGCGCTGTAGAAGTAAACCTTGCCAGTGCCTAGTGGGTTCTGCTGAACCGATACGGCGTCTGCCGGCAGTAGCGTCAGGTCGTTGACCTGGCCGCGCGAGTCGAACGACTTTAGCCAGTACGAGTTGCCCTTGAGTGCTAGGTCTAAGACGGTCATGAAGAAGAAGTTACGGCGTGACTCCGAGAGGCTCGGCTTGTTGACGAGAATAGGGTTCTCGATCTGCTGCTCGATACCGGTCGCATAGCGGAACGTCCGCAGCTCCATTTTGCTAATCGGGGTGCCGATGATCTGAATGGCGCGGAATACCGAGGTCAGCGTTAGCGCAGTATCGGGCGTTACCGAGGTCGCGGAGCGACTAGGGATAGTTGGCTGCACCGCGCGCGTTTCAGCGCGGCCAGTGAACCGCTGCCATAGATTAGCCATACCTCTAGCATAGAGCAACGCGTATTCTAGAACACTTGAACGCTCGGCGTGTTGCTACGGCTTGCAACATAGACGGCCATGACCGTAGCCATGAGTGCGTCGATGTCACCTATGGACTCTTTGCGGCTAATGAGCCATGTTTCGCCCGTGTATTTGGTTATGCCGTTAGGCATTTGGGCTACGAGCGTCGGGTCGTTGGCGTGGCTAATCTGGCCGTTAGCGAAGAGCGCATAAGTCGCAGAGCAAGCCGCCGAGATTTCTTTAGTCCAAAGTTGCCAGACAGGTACGCCGTTGGCTTTGAGGCGTTTAGCGAGGCTCGGAAGTTGGCGGTCATCGAGAGCGATAGCCCGGCACGAGTGTTTAGTGAACATTTCCATAAGGTCATTCAGTAGACGCTGCTCGGTAGGCGCAACATAGCCGCGCACGAGTTCCGTCTCGATGATCTCGCCATTCTGGTTCGCCGCTGCAATAGTGGCGTGTTCCCAATTCTTGCTAATGTCCACGGCCAACACGCTGCCACGGATTTCGCCAATACCTTTACCTTTGGCTTTAGCGAAGAGCGCAGCTGGTAGCCATGACTCGGACGTTCCGCTAACGAATTGGTTTAGCGTGTAACGGCGTACCTCGTGTTCTGGTTGCGTCGCAATGTCCGATAGGACTCGCTCAATAGGGACTCGACCACACTCGACGGCAGGATTAGCGGCTTTGATTGCCTCGGGGTCGTTGACGGCCGAACCTTGTGGAGCCTCCCAGATGAACGCGCCGAAACGTTCAAGCTCGGGTTCGCCAGCGATAGCGCGACTTGCCGACTTGTATAGATCCAGGAGAGTTTCGCTAGTTTCATCGCCAGCGGTCGTAATCATGATTACTTGGGCGTTATCTTGAGCCGACGTACCTTTTACTGCGGCCGTCCAAATACCACGCTTTGCCAAGTGTCCCTCGTCGAGAATTACACGCTTGAACGGTTTACCCTGAAGAGCGGCCTCTTTAGCCGGGCTCACTTTGTAAGTGCCGGTTCCGTCCAACTTGCCAATACCGCGAGTCTCGGTCGTGCGCTTGAACCGTTTCTTGAGCCACGGCGTGGAGTCGATAACATGCTTTACGCGGTTGTAGATAATCGTCGCTTGGTCGTAGCTTGAGGCGATACTAGCCACGTCGCCACGCTCGAGGACGAGTCCGGCCAGAGCCGCTCCACCTCCGAGGACACTCTTACCATTCTGGCGTCCCATAGAAACTAGAACTTGTCGGTAACGAAGTTCGCCAGGGTAGCGGTCGTGGTCGTCTGGGTATCGCTCGAAGATAGCCCGCAGGAGCCAACGCTGCCATTCGTCTAGGGCGATAGGTTCATCGACCTCGGGCGTCCGCCAACACAACTCCATAAGTTCGATAAGTAAGTCGCCGTCCGTTGCAAAGTCAGGCGAGAGCGGGAGCGTGTAGCGGGCTGGATATTGCATTAGCGGCGCAATAGATCGGCGAGTGGGTCAGCCTCAACGGTTGAACCCTTTAGTTGGCGTTGCAGCTCGAGCAAAGTCTTGCGAAGTTCGGCCGCGGTCGAAGTGTGGGGCTTGTCGTCGAACTCCTCGGCTAGTTTCAGAGCCAGGGCGGCCATGATGCTCTGCTCTACGTCGAGCTGCACCGAGTCTACCCAGTTACGAATTAGTTCTGCCAGCATGTGCGGCTAACCTCCAAATAATCTGCACTGTTTGTAAAAAAGAGAGT